AAGTCTACACTAAACAGGATCAATAACATCCATTGTTTAGAGACTTTTTTATATTCCCATTATCTTGGTTTGGCTGGTCGTGTTGACTGTATCGCTGAATTTGATGGTGAGTTGGCAGTAATCGATTTTAAAACTTCAACCAAAGAAAAAAAGGAATCATACATCGAGAACTATTTTGTTCAAGAGACTGCATATGCAGCAATGTTCCTTGAACGTTCAGGTTTAAAGGTAAAGAAAATTGTCACACTTATCGCAACCGAAGAGGGAACTATTCAAATATTTGAGAAGTACAATCTTGATGACTATCTACAATTACTCAAGTCCTATATTGACGAATTTGTTAGGGGAAAACATGCCTAAAGAAAAAACGGATGACAAGTTTTTAACTGCTACCAAATTCTCTCAAGAGATTGAGCGACTAGTAAAGATGAGTAACGGTTTGATTACGTATGTCGAAGCAGTAGTAACTTACTGTCAAGAGAACGAAATTGAATTAGAAACTGTTCCAAAACTAATTTCCAAGCCACTTAAAGAACGTTTACGCCATGAAGCAGAACGTTTAAACTACATGAAGAAAAGATCGAAAGGAGTATTGCCACTGTGACAGGATTTGAAGTGTACAAAATGTATCTCGCATTAAAGATGCACTTCACTAAAGACTCTTACGATTATATAAAATATAGAGGCAAGGTATCTGCCTCTGAAAAATCTTTTGAAGAGCGACGTGATCGTTACTTCTTTAAGAAATTAGCGACGAAGTATGAGGAGCAGAAAATGCTTCATTACTTTGTCGCTAATTTTATGGATAATCCTAAGGGGTATATAAAATCATTTAGTGATGGCAATTATGAGAAGTGGAAAGTAAATCAAGAATCTTTCTCTTATAAATTTAGACAGGATGTACATCTTCTGTTAGAAGATTTTGAAGCACCTTATCAAGATAAGTTCGATAAAATTTTTAAAGTAGAAGAAGGTTCCCACCCATTACTCATCAGGAATTATCTTTCTGGAGAGATATCATTAGAAACTCTCGTTGTATTTGAAACTTGTCTAGGATATGTTGAACGGTTTGATAAAAAATTAAGTGATCCTATATGGAAAGAGATTAAAAATAGGGTAGTGAAATATAAACCATTTTTAAATATCAATTGCCAACAATACAAAGAGACAATACTCACAGTTATAAGGACTAAGTTATGAGTTTTTTTAAGTCAGAACAAGTACAAGAAAATCTACAAGATATCTTTAACACATATCAAGAAGTCGCATCTATGACTTCCCAACTAGGGAAGATGAATACGAAAGAAAAATTAAGTCATATAGAAGACTGTAAAGTTCTTATCGATAAGCAGAAAACATTCTATGGTCGATTGTGTCTTGCTTCATCAGAAGATCCTGAGGCAGCAGACATGAAAACCCGCATCAATGCCTTGTCACAGGCGTTTGGGTATCTTGACCTTGCTGAGTGCATGGATGCGATGGTAGAGACACTTGAACAAGCGGCACAGAGGGAGGTTGACGCTGACTAAATACTATGCTATCCTTATAGGGTAGCAAACAATCCAACTACACACACACTCAATACGGAGAATACTAAAATGTCTTTTGCCTCTCTTAAGAAGGCGTCCTCTGGTGGCGATACATTCGCAAAACTCACCCGAGAGATTGACAAACTGAATCAGCCTGCTGCTGGTTCTTCTGCTGACGAACGTTTCTGGAAACCAGAGATGGATAAGTCTGGCAATGGTTATGCTGTTATCCGATTTCTACCTGCTCCTGATGGCGAAGAGATGCCATGGGCAAAGGTCTGGAGTCACGCATTCAAAGGTCCTGGTGGACAATGGTACATCGAGAACTCACTCACCACTCTTGGTAAGGATGATCCTATCGGTGAAATGAATCGCCAACTGTGGAACAGTGGTCGTGATAGCGATAAAGAGATCGCTCGTGCTCAGAAACGTAAACTCTCTTACTACTCTAACATCTATGTCGTGAGCGATTCTGCTCACCCTGAGAACGAAGGTCGTGTTTTCCTCTATCGATTTGGTAAGAAAATCTTCGACAAACTGACTGAAGCAATGCAACCTGCATTTGCTGATGAATCACCTATCGATCCTTTCAACTTCTGGAAAGGTGCTGACTTCAAACTGAAGATTCGTAAGGTCGAAGGTTACTGGAACTATGACAAGTCCGAGTTTGCTGCACCTGGCACTCTTGGCAACTTCGATGATGATAAACTGGAAGGTATCTGGAATAAAGGATACTCTCTTGCAGAGTTTGAAGATCCTAAGAACTTCAAATCCTATGAGCAACTTACAGCACGTATGAATCTGGTGCTTGGTAAGACTTCGACTGCATCTGCTCCTGCCATTCGTGAGGATGAAGAGGAAGTGTCTGCTGACTTCAACTCCCCTGATATCATGGCATCCAATCAACCTGATTGGGGTACTGAAGTGAGTAACTTCCGAGCAAAAGCAGTCGCTGCTTCTCCTGTCGATGATGATGAGGTTACCTTGTCAATGTTTGCTCGTCTTGCTGAGGAAGAGTGATGAAACTTGCACTCGCTACAATGATGTTACTCTCTGCTCTGCCTGTTAGTGCAGAGAGTATTGGTGAGCGAAGCAACCGTCAAGCATATCAATCTCAAAGAGGGTATGCTTCGGAAAACAAATGCTATCGTAATGAATATCGTGAAGAGTACATTCCTGGAACATCTAATTCTCCTGGATATGTTTCCTCATATAAAGAGCGAGTAGAAGTTCCTTGTAATCGTGAAGTTTATCGTCGTGATGATGCTCCTAGGAGACACAATACCGATGATAATTCTTGCATCGAAGGTTCAATCCTAGGTGGCATTGCTGGAGGTGGAGCAGGTGCTGCTCTATCTCGTAAAGAAGGACGCCTCTGGGCGATCCCTCTTGGCATTGTCGGTGGAGCACTGGTAGGATGCCAGGTTGATGGAGGTTAAAACGAAATTCGACTTTTGATTCCCTAAATCGGCAGAAAAAATCTCCGCCAATTTTTTGACTTCTAGGGTTTTCTAAATTGACTCTCTAACATAAGACGAAATAAGTTGTCTTTCATTAACATGAGTCCTTGTTGCTCATAAGAATCGCCACCAGGCCATTTTTCCAAATGAAAACAGACGGACCTGTACATAAGTGCAAGTCCGTCTTTTGTTATGTCTATAGTTATATAATCTTCGTTAGGATCAGTATCCACCGCCGTAACCTGGTGAAGGACTTGGTGTTGGAGTTACAGCATCTCCACCAGTACTTGTGCCTGAACCTCCAGAAGATGCAGCAGTAGTAGTTGTAGCAGTATTATCAACTGAGACGACTGTTGCAATAACACCCTCGGTTGCTGATGATGAACCAGTAGTGCTGCCAAAATCAAATGATGTCACAACACCAACAGATGTATTTCGAGAAGAACTTGCATATACAGTTGATTTTCTATTTAAGAATAGTTGTGAAATACTCAAAGTAGTTTTTTTGTTATTGGAATTATCCAATTCTCTACTTTGTTTATATTCAACTAGATCATCAAATTCTTCAACAATTAAATCGACGATTTGAGAATTAGGGAGTAATATATTTCGTTTTAACTCATTTGTATATTCTTCATATTCATAATTTGATACTGCGTATATAGATTCCTCTTTTGTCAATGTAACGCCATCAGGCATTATAGTTCTATATGATTCATTAATCTCGATTCCTGCTTTTACATATACCATGCCATTGTATAATACTTCTGCAGTTTCCCAGTGATGAAGACCATCTGCAGAATCGTACTTATCAGCAACAAACCTTTGAAGTTCATTACTGTCTTTTGGCCAATTTTCATAAAAATCTGTAATATTATTAATCAATAAAATTACCCAGTCTTTAAGTGGATCACCACAAACTTCATTAGCAAGAGTAGACGGAGTATCACCATCTCTAATGGAATACGTTTCAAATACGGTAATATATTTGTCTAGGTCTTCTCTTGCGAGAACTCGTCGAAATATATTTTTAACTAAACGATACTTAAAATTTTCTGAAGATGTAATACCTTCAGCAACGTAGATATTGGGCAATTGTGAGAAGTAAGACATTTAGAATCCTTCGAGAACGTCGTCGAGTGTAATAATAGAAGTTTCGATGAACTGCAGACCCAAAGTCACCGAAGGAACATGAATTTGACCAAAGTCATTTCTATCTACCAAATTTCCTGAACTTTTGAATGATCTAAAAGCGTTGTAAGAACCATCGGGAGTAAAGTTAACTTTAATACCAGCACATACAGAATCTTTTATTCTATGGTGAAGAAATAATCCATTTCTTCCACTACCTTTATCAGGTTGCATCCTTTTATATGAAATTTCAAATTTATCAGGAACTTCAAAGAATCTAGCATTGGTTGATTTTTTAAATGAATCTGATCCTACAAGTTGTGACTCAAAGGAACTTAAATCTGCCTTGCCAAGACCATTACTGTTAGCAGCACCAATTTTTGGAACGGCACCAATTTTTATCCATTGAATGATATCATAAATTTCTGCTGCTTCTGCAGCACTGCGTGCAAATAATTTAAAATTGAAAGAATGAGTTCTAAACTGCATATTCTTAAAAATTTGCTCTTGGAAGGGGTTAAACACCTTTCCTGTAGTAAGAGCTTGTAAGGAGTTTGCATCAAGATTGCCTGCTAACCCCAACATCTGTGATACGTTGTTTGCAGCACCCGCAATAGCACTAGAAACAAATTCATTACCAGCACTTCCTGCAAAGTCAGTAACCGTATTTACAATCGAATCAAGACCACCACTAGTGCCAACTAGTCCAGCAGCTGCAATACCACCAACTCCTAAGTCAACCTGACTATACTGAGGTTGATATGCAGTTTCAATACTATTAGGTAGTGCTAGATATACTCTAGTATCAGAACCATAGGATTTTTTTACATTATTGCCAGGAAGATTTTGCCCATAATATGAAGTTGCTTTATCAGAATAGTCAATCTGATATCTACGCAATGACAGATAGTCGATAAATTCTGTAGGAGACTCTACATCATCAGCTCCACTAACATCTGCAACTGGCGGTTTTATTGGATATCTTAGGATCTTTGAGTTGCGTGCCAAAATTATACCTAAATACTATGTGACCTCTATGTATTTATGAGATATACAGGCAAGTACCGACCTTCCTTTCCTGGGAAGTATAAAGGTGATCCTAGAAATATCATATATCGTTCCTCATGGGAATATAAATTCATGAAATGGTGTGATATTACTCCTTCTATATTAGAATGGGGCAGTGAAGAAATCATTATTCCTTACATTTCTCCAGTTGACGGGAGACGCCATAGATATTTTCCCGATTTTTATGTTAAAATTGCCAATAATAAATATTTGGTTGAGGTAAAACCGTTCAAACAAACTAAAGAACCAAAGACTCAAAAAAGGCATACAAAACGATATATTAATGAAGTTGTGACATATGCTGTAAACCAGGCAAAGTGGAAAGCGGCTACTGAATTTTGCTTAGATAATGGTTGGGAATTTATGCTAATCACAGAAAAAGAACTAAAAGTATAATGACGATTCCAAACGAACAAGCAGCACAATATAATTCATTACAGAATTTTATTGGATTTTTTAAGGAGAAAAATAACGCACCTTCTTTCGCGAATCTATTTTCTGTACATCTTAGTACTCCACCAATGATGGGATCAGGTGGGTATCAAAGAGGCACCAAGTATGATCCTCAACAAGGAGATTTGAGAGAGTTATTAAACTATTATGCAGATAGTGTAAATCTTCCTAGTAAGCAAGTAACAACTGGCAACTATAATCAACTAGGTTCTGCTATCAGATATGCTACAGGTTCTACCTTTAGTCAAATTAGTATTAATTTTAGAGTACCTCGTTCTGGAGAAACTAGAGCATTTTTTGAACGTTGGATTGCTTTGATGTCAAATGATGCAAGTCAATACACTGAGTATTATGAAAACTATGCATGTCCGTTTTTGAGAATTTATAAGTGGGAA